GGCTTCGGGAGGACGGGGTCAGACCGAACTGCTCTGCAAACTTGTTCATGATCTTCAGATAGGTCTGTGCGATGGACACCTGCGGCACCTGCTGCCAGTACCCGGATGGGGTCTTGACAATGGTGCCGTGCTGGGTGATGAACTCCTCTGCCTCCTTCCATCGGGCATACGCCTGACAGTAACCGGCAAAGGCCGCCATGTCCACTTCGGTCAGGATGCCGATGGCTTCCATCTGTTTGGCAAGTCTACGCCACTCTTTCTTTGCTTCCGGCTCCAGCCACTTCGGACAGGCCGGTGCTTTCTTATTGGGCTTCGGTTCGCTGGTGTTCAGCGGATGCTTGCCCGGATTACCTTCCAGTTCCTTCATGGCGGTCGGCTTTGGTTTTCTGCCTCTGGTAGCCATTGGCATCTCCTCCTTTCTGCAAAAATGGGTAAAGAAAAAGGACCTCCAAAGAAGTCCTCGAAATATCATTTTCCTAAATAGGAAACTTTTCTGTATAACTAACAAATAATTTCCCATTTCGGCAACTTTATATAAAACACATCGGATACGAGGCACAGCCCCTTTTCGGGACGTGTACCTTTTGGGTGCTGTTAGGCGTTGGGGTTGGCTTCCTTCCAAGCCTCGTATTCATCGACCAGCTCCGCTTCCTCGATGACCTGCCAGACGCTGCAGAAGCGGCTTCTCTGCTGCTCGATCTCCGCTTCCGTCCAGTCTTCCGGCTTGCGGCTCATGTCGTGGTAGGCATCCATCTCCGCTTTCGTCCGGAAGAAAAGGATCTGCTTCAGCTTCAGCGTTTCCTCGTTATTCCGCAGGCTGTACCGCTTGTCTTCTGCCGCCCTGCAAAGGCTTCCGAGATCGTTGCAGCTGAGGGTCATGTCCTGCTTGAAGGCGATCTCGATGCCGATCAGCTTCTTCTCGGTGTCAGCTTCCTGAATGTTCTTAAGGTAGGTTTTTGCTTTGTTCGTCATGGTCTGTATCCTCCGTGTGTTTTGTTTTCCGTAGGGCTTTTCCCTTCGTTGTGACTGTATATTACCGTCACTGCCCGGACATAGCAAGCGGCTATGCTGCACGATCATACACACCTCTTTTTGTCGGATTTATGTGTATTTCCACACTGGAAGAATCCGCCACTACGAGCAAAAGCCCCCGAAGGAGCTCTGCCCTTTTTCAGTGTGCGTTCTTGATGCACCACTCGATCGCGTGACCGGCATCCGTGTAGGTCTCATCGGAAATCTTCAGAAGCTCCAGTCGGCACTCAATCGGTGACCAGCCT